AAAACTCCCACATAACTAGCCCCGAGTAATTGACCTGTCAGGCCTCCTATGTTTAGTTCGAAAGCTTCTTTTGTCTTTCCTGATGCAACCTGTCCGGCCTGCACATGCCGTTGAACAATGTCCGATTCAAGCGACTGAAGCTCTTCGTAAAGGATTTGATCCGTGTTCATTTTTTCGACTCGATTACTTTGTTGTATCTTACTTGAAATTTGTACTCTTCTAAATCAGTGTAGAGAATTCCGAACACTTTTCCATACTCCCATTTAAGCACTTCGTCAGGATCCTTGCTGTATGCTTTAGCTAGCGCTTTGATTGTTCCAAACTCACCTACTTTTCTACTTAGTTCACGAACACCGGCTCTTAATTCTTCAGGTGTAGGCTCGTAGACCAGCAATGTAGTTTCTTTTTCAATCCAAAATTTAATTCCACTAATCACATCGTTCAGATATTCAATCAAAAATTCGTAATCGACCGGATTCGGAGTAAATGAATGCAAGCATCTGAATACTTTCTCGAATTTATCTATCTCTGAATCCTCGCTCGAAAAGATATTCCCTAGTTCTATTCGTTGCCCGAATGTCATTTTACCTGATTTGATATCTATTTTCTCGAACTCTTGCATATTCTGACTATTTGATATTTAAAATTGCGTTTTTGTTTCTTTTGTTTGATACTTCCCGATGGACAAACCTCATTTATTAGATTTAAACGTGTCGTTTTGCTTACGTTTTATCAGCACATATTTTGTTTACAATCGAACTGAAGCATGATAGACACCTCGTTCGCATCAAAGCGAGGTAAGGGGGTGTAGAACTTGAATATATCCACTCTATCAAACTTGCCTGAATTGTTGTAAGCCTCCATAAATGGAAGTACCGCTTCACTTTCAATCTGATTCCTGAGCGCCTCTCTTTCCATTGCCGTGTTCTGAAGTTCACAGAACCTACAGAAGTAAATCTGCACCTGGGTAGTCTTTTGTTTGACGAACTTCCCTTTAGCGTATGCACCACTGACAAACTCCTCTATGTAGGCAAAGCGAGAATCTATACTCTTTTCGTCTGCATTAAGATTCATCATTCTGTTCTCTTCGTATTCAACTGGATAAAGAGGACTAACCACGTCATCTACTGTTACGGTAGCACACGTTTCGACGATTGTTTTTAATTCGGTTAGCATTTTGTTATCTTTTTAGCAGTTCGTTCTTTGAGAATGAATAAGAAGCTTATAAGTAATATATCCAGCGTGATAGGAAGTGCAAAGGCCTTAGGATTAAACACAAGACCAAGACCGCAAAGGAATAGTAACACAATAGCTATAAGTAGCATTCTGCTACAGATGGTATAAAATTCAACTAATTTTGATTTACTCATGATTTTGATTTTTAGTAGGATATCTTTCGAATACCCTTTTGTTTTGGTTTTACATTTAATTTGTTCAAAGCGATATATCTAAGCGGGTCAAGTAGGTGATTGAAAGCATCTATCGGCACATTGAGAGCATTTCCGTTCTTGTCTATTTTCCACTTGTAAGAGTTTAGTTCAGTCTTTAGGTTCTTACTCGACCTGGTTACATTGAACTTGTACCTCTTCAGAATGTCAATACCATTCTTGATACTATCAGCACCTTTATCCGCTCCCTCTACTTTTAGCCTCATTGCCTTTAACTCTGCAATACTCTTAGGCTCTGCACTATCGGCGACTATCTCAAAGAGTTGAAGTCCATTTTCTTTTATCGCTTCAGCAATATGAGAATTGAGCATTCCAGTTTTATATTCTACCTCGTCGAGCCATAACTGACCATCTGACAACATCACATCTATGATCCCTGTAGGGTCGTTGGTAAATCCGAAATCAAGCCCTATCCATCTCCTTTTATAGATGGTTGGCATTTCGCTTACTAGACTCCAATTGGTATAGATTAGACCGTCGATCTTTCCTGTTAAACCTCTTGCGTAAACTTTGAATAGTTCGGGATCCTCAATACTTTCTATTCTTTCATGCTCTTCTTTCGTTAGGTAGGGGTTATGTCTATGGTCCGATATGATAACCTTTACATCATCCTTACCCATTAAATCGTGAGCCCAGAAGCGAATAGAGGGATTGTAGTCGATGAATACTTTCTTCCTGGTTCTTATCTCAAGTTGCCAATAGATTTTATAATCAATACCGTTAGCCTCATTCAAAAATAGATAATCACGCTTACCACTCTTTGCATCTTGTTCATCCTGATAAGAAGTGAACTCGATTATAGTTCCGTTCTTGCACTTAAAAATGCGCTCTGTCTCATTTGGTTTACCATACCACTGTTGATATAGTTCCGAGTCTCCCCATATCTTTTTTGCGTCCCGGTATGCTCCTTTTTTTAGATTGGGGATATCTTGACCCACTACTGTGATAACCTGGTTCTCTTCCTCCATCCCCAGACAAAAGAGCAAATCAACTATGGTGTATGTCTTCCCGCTGGAAGTACCGCCCTGATTGATGTTTATCCGTTTGTCTGATTCTTTGTTTACGACAAAAAGAGGTGGTTTAATGGACGTCAGTTTCATTACTTGCAAAGTCTTGTTTTGCTGTCTTATCTATCACAAAGGTCATTGTTGTTACCAAATCCTTTCCATCCTTTCCGGTGAGCTCTTGTTTGTCTGCAAGGCCTAGTTTCCGAGTAACTATGTTTGCGTTGAATGCTCCGACCATACCACCCTCGAAATGTTGAGCGTCGATGATTTGTTTTATACGCGAACAAGTGTCCCAATACGTTTCGTACTCAGACTCCTTAGAATATCTTTCAAATGTTGATTTGCTAATATCTAGGTAGTTGCATAGTGCCTCAATGGAGTATGCTCTTTGTTGTGGAATCTTTACTACCTGACTTGTGAAGTTCTCAATACTTCCATACTTGCGTTTTGAATAATCTTTTGGTAGTTTTTGAGGTTGTCTTGGCTGTTCTATCAGCATCCATGGGTTTTCATTTACCCATTCAAAGTACTCACATGATACTTTCCAAAGCTTTTCGGGTGAATAGCTTTTTGGCTTTACTGGGTTTCCCCACATCTTGTGTCCTTTAGGTGCTGGCATAGTCAATGAGTTTGCAAGTTTATTTGTATTATTCCTTACAAATGTAGAAACTTTATTTCGTATAAAAATGAATATAATTGATTGATATTTAGCTTTTTATTCGTTTCGTATTACAATTGTAATTCACTTTGTTTTCTTTTATTTTGTTTAATCATCTGACATCTAGATTTTTTGCATTTACATTTATTTCATTAATTCTTCACAAAGTTTCACGAAAACTTTTTTCAATAAGCATCAAAAAAAATACACCTTTGATTTCTCATTGGTGTATTCATAACCCTAGGAAAGATATTCTACATCGCTAACTAAAGTGACATTCCTTTTATGCCGGTTTAATTGTTAGTTTTAATCCTGGGTTTGGTTTACTGATCTTAGCATTTCTTCCTCTGCAAATGCTAAGTTGGCTTGTTTCTGTTTTAGTTTATCTGCTAGTTTTAGATATAGCTCATCGGTGCTTTCATCAAAGAATAAAGTTTTCTTTCGCTCCTCTTTATATTTTATCATGTTGTTAGCAACCTTAGTCACTTGGCCTTTTGCCGATATGTATTTTTGGAGAAGTGTTCCATATCCTAGATCCATTCCCGATTTTTTATCAAAGTAGTGGTGATAAAGAGTAATCCTCTTTCTCGGCCATCTGCATTTATACTTTGCCGTTCTCCAATCAAACAACCACATCCACCGATCATACATTGACCTTGGGATCTCTACGCTATGCAGGAACGTTTCTTTTTTATCTTGCATACATGGGTGAGCATCTCTTTCGAATGCATGCCACGATAATTCTATGTACGGTTCGATCTGAATATCTAAACTCATTTCCTTTTCCTCCTTTTCTTTAAATTGAATATTCGTTTCCGTTTTGCTTTTCGGTACTCTGCAAGGCCGTTGATATTCTTTGCCCACATTTCCCGATTAGCGTCTGCAATCTCTTGGTTCTTTTTTGACTTGTGTCTGTCGAGAGCCACTTTCCGATCTGATAAAAATTGATTCTTAGCGTTCATGATTTTTAAAGGATCTACAACCCCGAAAAACTCTCCGAACTTCCCTAGTTTGAATTTCAGAAAGAATAGAGCGACCTCGGCAATGTTCAAGAAATAGCAATCGAAATAAAACAAACTTGATAATTGGTTTATCTGAGCTTCGTTTAGCTTTTCCTTTACCCCGGTGAAGTTGTTTAAATCGAAGAATTGTATTTTGATCCATTCGATTATAGCTTCATTTCCGTACGTGTGACCGATTAAAGACAGTTTCGGGTATCTCATATCAAAACAATCTGCAAAATCAGCACAGCGAGCAGCTATGGTATTCTGAATGCTTGGATTAAATCTAGTCAGGAACTGCTCATAATTTCCAAAATCAGTTCGTACGCGTTCTATCCTCAGCGATAAGTCGCTCGATATTGCTTTGGATGGTAGTAGTGATTGATTCACTTTCACTAATTTTCCTATCTTTTCCATTTTGAATTTTTAAAGGAAGCCATCTCCCAAAGTGGGATTTAGCCTCCATGATTGTTTTTTCTGTTACACCCTCGTTCTCTTGTTGAATGAAGTAAGCATCTACCCAACTAAGCAAATCA